GTCCATTCTGTCTCTGCAAACCGTTAAGAAATAAGTGCGGCCTGAAGGCTTGGACAACCTTTGAAGTATTGTTTTCACCTCGTTTCCTGCCCGACTTGCTAGTGGGCGGGTCGCTGGTACGGGCTTTGACTGAATCGATGATAGCCCGTCGCAGCTCCTCTGCACCCCTCTTTTCTTTCTCGCCAATTTCGATCACCTTGCGCAACCGCGTCGCGGCAAGGGCAAATGTCCCGGCGAGGACGTTCAGAGGGAAGAGTGAGAGGTACGAAGTGGGGTCGAAAATATTGTCGTCCGTGATCTCGATCTGTGATGCCACACTGTCGAGATGGCGTAGTTCCTTCTCGAGGGCTTGTGCCAGACCGTAGAGACGGGGATCGCAGAGCATCCACGCATCAGTGTTGGCGTGGCTGAGTGGTTCCGCGTAAATGTTGACGCGCGAGAACTTCATCTTCGTCCTCGCAAACGCCAAGGCCAATGAATCACCTATGTACCCGGTGGCGTCCTCGAGCTTCCTTGCCTCCATACTCCGGTCCGCATACAGAGGGCGATCAGCATCGGCCGAGAGACCGGAGCGATCACCCTCCTCGAGAGCGCGGAGCTTGCGTAAATGGTACGCTGCGGTCTGTAGCAAAACCCAGCGCACGAACAGGCACTGCTCGAGGTCCACACACATCGACAGGCATCGTGTGGCCGACATTCGATGAAATGTCATGTCGGCGATGCCTACCTTGCCGGTCTTCGTGCTGATGATGCGAAAGTGGGACGAAAGGGTCCACGCGAGTTTGTCGAGTCTCTTCTGCGGTTTGGGAACGCAGGCGTACTCGATGTCACGCCCGCGAGCGAAGACGCAGACGATCGATGAGCACATCTCGACGCACGATTTGGACCCTCCGTGCACATTCAAATGCCCCGCCGACACGTAGGCGGGCTCCCAGCATTCATTGGTAGTGTCAGCGGCGGCTGTCGTGAAATACGTGACGGCCTCGCTGTTGCTTTCTCGCACTTGCACCTGCTCGGTGCTGCCATCAGCGTTCCGGACGGTCTCGGTCTCTGTCCGCAACTTGATCTTGATGGCGTTGTCGTCACCCTCGGTAAGAGCCCCAAAACCAGGGCATGAGCTGCGCAGGGCGACGATTCCTTCGGAGACAAACGTGAAGAATTTCGGACTCTGGAACTTGTCTGGCATGGGCGTTGCGTACTTGCCCGCCAGGTAATCAATGAACCCCTTGTAGGCTTCCTCGCCGTAGGCCTTCAAGATGGCAGCCGCGATGCC